CCTGCTGTTGCATCATCTCATTTCTCTGGGCTATCTCTTCTTCGTTGAGAGGACGGACATATTCTTTAGCATTAGGTAGGTCGGATAGGGTTTGGTAATCAGCGAGCATCTCGTCCCAACCAATCTTAACATTAGGGTCTTCTTTAAGTTCGTTCTGGAACTTGCCGATGACACCCATTAGACGCTCTAGGCTGGCTAGTTGTTTTTCTTTGTCGATGTCTTTGGTCGAGCCAACAGTGATGTTGAACCTGTACTCAGCACCTTTTAGTGCCTCTGGGTTAATAGTAAGAGTGCCCGATTCACCTGATTCGCTTGGCATGACTAGTTCTAAGATGTCGGCGTAGCCTTGTTTCTCGATCTCTTCAATGTCTTTGGCGAATAGATTAACAGGGATGTCTTCAGTTCCAATGTTGGCTACCAGTGAGAAGAAACCGTCAGTAAGCTGTTCGATAGCTTGTTCAAGACTAAAGCGGTCTTGACCGTCTCTGGTAGCTTCTTTATCTCCGTAGAGTGAGATAGCTGCTGGAGTCTTGCCCTGAGATGGGTTTAGTGATTCTGCACCTGGTAGTGAAGCGTTCTGTGTACCGAATTGGCTAAGTAGGGAGCCTGTGAGCTGGGATTGGGCGGCTTGGTAGGTAGATAGACCAGCGGTAGAAGTTTCTAGTCGGCGAATAGAGTTAGGTAGTGTTTCCATCATTACCTGCGCTGGGTTGGTGGAGTCGATAGTGTGCTTTATAACACCGTTGGCATTTATAACCAAAGGTGGGGAAAGGTTCATTTTAATACCGTGGAAGTAGAAGTTGGTTAGACCATCACGAGCGAACTGTAGTGGCTTGGCGCGTTGGAAGTCACCCATACCGTAGAACGAGTCGTACAGGGGCTGAGAATACTTAATAACGAAGGGTATGCGCCCGTTCTTGTGGGGGTTACTGAGCCTGCGTACAACCTTACAGCCGTGGTCGGGTGCAAATGTTACCCACTCACCGTCTTCACCAGATTCGAAGCGAGTGGCTAGGCAGATGCCTTTTTTAACATCGTTTAGTTGGCGAGTTCGGTTTACCTGAGTATCGCGCTTGGAATCGGGAGCAGTCGTCTCGTTCTCAGCCATTTCAATAATCTCTTTAAGCTCCACAGAGTTCCAACCAGCATCCTTACCAAGGCTGAGATAGCCTTTTAGTGTATCTGCGCTGACCCAAGAAAGAGCCGTCACATAATCCATGTCAGATATAGAGGTGTACCCTGCCTGCGGGATAAGGTTGCGAGGATTCCATAACCAACAGTCAGGACCAATATATCCAGTGGTACTCGGGTTCCAGTCGTAGAACATCGGCATGTAGCCGTAAACAGATGAGTACAGTTGCCACATTCGTAGCTTAACAGCGAAAGGGTGCTGAGAATTAGCATTAGGATAAATCCACTTTTGGCGGAGTATTTCCATGAAAGCAGCTTTACCAGCGTCTCGCTTGGCAACAGCTTCAACAACACCGTCGGGTAGCTTACCCATGACTCTAGCTGCGCGTTCTATAACCAGTGTTGCTGCGTAGGAGTCGGTAATGGAGGCTTTATTAACAGATTTGGAGACAGAATCGTAGACCTGCCCAATGAGCATAGCTTCGTAAGCATCAAACTCGATTACATAGTTATCGTGGGCGTCAAGATCAGCAGCAAAATCTTTTTTGTAATCATAGGAAGTTACTTCACCCCCATCTACTACTTTGTCTACTGCTTTGTCTTCATATTTGTTTGTTTTCATTTTTTTCCTTTTAATATCTGGTTTGTTTTTTGTCGTGGATAGTAAGTAGGTTTATTTGTCCATCTTTATAGGTACATTCTATATGAGCGTTGCCAGAATAGCCAACATCTTTTAAGTTGGACAGGATAGCCTGAATATCTGCCAGAGCTGCTTCGGTGTCGGTGTATCTAAGAGTTTCTTGGCCTTCGGTGGTTATTTGGGTCACTTTACGGTTGACAACTACAATCTCAGGGATAGATACACTTCCGTAGGGACGGGATTCTATGTAGGATTGGATGTCTTTTATATATTGGGGTATTATCATTTTGTTTTACATTAGTCCATAGCCATTATACTGCATTTTGGCTTTAGGTAGTGCGTTATCTACCGTTACACCGTGTTTGATCTGTAGAATGATGTATCTAAGAGCGTCAGGTCCGTGGTCGTCCACCTTCATGGGTATTTCATCGGGGTTGCGGTCCTTCTTATCTTCGGGGTATTTGTAGGATTCCATCTCTCTAACAAGGTTCTTGCAGGCGGTGGAGAAGAAGATTGACGGTTTAGGCGCACCGACAAGCTGGAGACGGGGCTTTAGCAGGTTACGGATTAGGTCTATGCCGTCGATAATAGAGCCTGCACCTTTGCGGGCTGGGACCATCGGGAAGTCTTTGCTCATCACCTCGATAGCGTCTCTGTTGGCTGAGTCTCCAACCATCATTACCAGCCGTTTATCACCGAGTTTCTGCTTAATCCTCGGCATAATGTCGTTAAGCGTCTCTTTTTTACCGTACACCTCGTCAAATACCCAGTAGTTCTGGTCTTTGTCCACTCCAAGGAACGGAATAGCGGTGGTGTGGTAGCCGAAGTCGATACCAGCGTAAATAGTCAGTTCATCGAGGTCTGGGAACTCAGATGGTTTTTTAACGTGGATTTTACGAGAGAATGTCGGGTATACAGCACCCTGAACAGACCTAAACTCTAGTTCGTACTCCTGCAAGAAGGTGGATAGAGTACCCTTACGCTCGGCGTCTCTTCTAGCTAGGGCTATTTGGTCGGCGTTGACGTATGGAGAGTCCCGCCAGGTAGCTTCTTGGTAGAACCAGTCCTCACTATCCTTGGAGTCCTGAATCATGTCGTAGAAGTGGTTGTAGCCCCTTGGAGTACCCATGAATATAGCCCATCCACCAGTGGTGGTGAACATCGGTTCGTAGACGGCTGACCAGTTATTAGGGTCTTGGTCGGCGTACTCGTCAAAGATAATGCCGTTAGCCTTAAAACCACGGTGCGAATTACCGCTCCAAGTAGCTTTGCCATTATTACGAACCATAATCGTATGATTAGGTACTTCTACGCAGTAAACCTTGCCTTTGTATTTGGTCTTGGTAATATAGTTTTCTCTTGAACTTGAGAAATAACTATACTTATTTTGGAGAATACTAACCTGATACAGAACTGCTTTACTATTTATTTTACGACCTTTGATATAACCCTGTGTTTGGCTCTTGATGGATATTCTTGCACCCAACCCTGCCTTAATTGCAATCTCCTGCACATCGTCTGCTAATCGCTTAGATACAGTATAGTAAACTCTGTGGTTTCCACGACTCGTACCATCACCCATTATCATCCAGTGGAGTAGGGTTCTAAGTTTATCGGGAGATTGTTCTTTGTATTCTTGAGGGATAAACTTTGTATAAGTGTTACCAATAGGAATCAAACTTTGCCAGAGGGTCTTGTTTAATACATACAATCCCTGGTTTTTTTCGTGGACGTTGTAGCCTTCTTCCTCTAAGATTTTCTTAAAGTCTCCACGAACATCGCCCTTGTCACCACCTTTTATACCAGGTACCTGATTAAACATCACTTCGTGCCCGCTCTTGTTGCGTTTTTCGTAATCACCACCGCAGTTCCCATAGGCAGACCCTTCGGCTAGGTAAAAGCCCATAATCGCACAATCGTTGTGGGTGAGGGTGTCTTTACCCTTAAACTTAGCCCTAGCAGGTATTTTATCTCCTTTAATTGTCGGGTCGCTAATTGTTTTGAACTTTCGTACACCCTTACCACTCTCAACATAAAACTTGTGATTTGGAGTAACCTGTAAGTCTAGTCGTCCGCTCTTAATGTTATACATTTCGCCATCGTGGTCTTGCTCAATATACCTTACGGGCTTTTGCCACTCAGCATATCCATCTTTAGACAAGGTTAATACTTGCTCTGTCTTATCCAAGTCCTTAAATAATTTCCATCCGCTATCTGTTAGTATTTCCATACTATCATTATAACAGTCAGCTTGATCTGAGCCAAGAAGCTGAAGAGTGGACCGTGGCATATTTTTATCGTGGTTTATAACGGTAGTTTCACCGTTTGGCAGGGTGATAGTGGTGTTTTCGAGGTAGTGGAACTCGATAAGTAAATCTTGCTCGTTGGTTTTGTAGATCAACTCTTTAGGTATAAGCGGTATATATTGACGCCACACAACCTCGTGAGCCTGCTTATAGGTCTTGAACACAATAAAATAGCGCCCTTGGTTTAGGATTGAAGAAATCCAGCCGTGGGCATTAGCAAAATAAGTTTTACCACTTTGACGTCCTTGTAGCATAACTCCACGCTTAAACCCACCAGACATAAATGCCTGATGAGCTAGGGCTTGTTTACGGGTCGCCTTATACGACACTTAGACTATCTCAGAGTAGGATTCTACTTCTACTTGGGTAGAGCCGATAAGCATAGTTGAAGTGCTTCTAGGGGTGGATGATGGGCGCCTAACTTGGAAGCGTTCCATAAGCCAGTCCTTGCAGAATAGGTAGCGCATCTCTTCTAAGAACTCGATGGAGTTAGACTCAGTGACGTCTATTCCGAGGCTCCTAGCGGCGGTCCGAGCAGCAGCGGGGTCTTCAAAGTAGAAGAGTCGGCTAACGAGGTAGGACTTATGCAGTGGTTCGTCTTTAGCGTCGTACATTTGCTTACCGTCGGTGTCGAGAAGAGGGGTGGGGGTACCATCGTCTTCAAAAAGTCGTTTCAATAATTTTAGTTCAAAGCGTTGTTCGCTCATGTTGATACCCGCTTTGTTCTCGTACTCTACCTCAACGGGACTCCAGGTAAGGAAGTGATTTTCCCTAAAAGCGAAACGCTCTAGTTCTTTTATGTTCATAAGTCTGTCGATTGGAGAATGATACAGCGAGGAATCATAGCCATATTTAGGCACTACACCTACAACTCGGTTGTTATAATCCAGTCTAGCAACCTGTTCCTGAGCTTTTACTGGTTGGGTTGGGGTCTTCTCGACTGCTGCCAATCGGTTCATAAGAGCGTCGAACTGCTCCTGAGTTAGTACGACATTACTAGGTGATTTTTCCACCACATTCTCCGTTTCATTGTTAAGGTTCTTTTTGTTCCGTGATAATTTCATCTTTACACCAAAAGCTCGGCGTTCTTCGTCAGTCCACTGCCTTTTCATTTATACCCTCACTTTGTTAGTTTTAAGGTTTTATTTTGGAGATATTTGTGTTAATGGGATTATAACACGTACCTACTTACAAGCCTTACCATTTTTAGCATGCTTACAATATTTGGGGTGGGAGCCATGCTTACAGAGGTTAATAACTAGCTTATCGGCGGTTGTGATGGGCAGAGAGTCTAGCATATTCCTCTCGACGGGGGAGGGGGCTATCCTAGTAATATCCTCGCCCAAAGGCTTATTCCTAGAGGACAAGCTATCGTGAATAAACTCTGATTTCCTTTCGATAGCTCTCCACTTACTAATGTCTTCTTCTCGGATGTATACAGTTACTTGTGGCACGTTAGATGTTCTCCCCTAAATACTTAATCGGGTTGTCTACTATCACCATATTCTGCAGGTGGTATTGCCAAGCGTGATTTGCAAACATCTTTTTATTCGCTATATAGTCTTCACCCCACAAAGCCTTAGCGAAGCTCTTTGAATAAATAAGCATCGCTTTCATTCCCCTTCTATCTAGGTCATACCAACTCCACACTTCTTTGACGGTTTTAAACCCTGTTTGGTCAGGATTCCACCCACCATCTATAGCCTTCTGAATAGCTTTCTCTAGTATTTCTTTATTGCTCACAAGCACCTCCTTCACCTTAGTATACTGTACAGTATACACTGGCTAGTACGGTATAGTAAAGAGTCTTTTTTTGGGGTATCTGATGGGGGGTATATACGGTATATACGGTATAGTTTTGGGGG